AACCAAACCGCTTAACCCCCAAAACCATTTGAGTTATGAAAATTCAAACTGTTGTCACCAAAAACGAATTAGTAGAACTGGACATTCAACTGCCCTTCTATTGCAAGACCTCTGCTTCGGTTTATTATAAAGTAGTAAGCGAAACAAAAGCCATCCGGGTTACGCATAAATGGGTCGACTGTATAAATACCTGCAACCCTCAGGATAGCCATACTGCCAATGAAATTACTCAGGCCACTGCTTGCAGTGAGCAGGAATACGAAGCCGCCAAAGCGAAGGTATTTGAAAACATTCAGGAGGCCGAAGCAACCGAAGCAGATAGGGAAGAAGATCCCAACATCTACCATGAAACTATAATCGAAGAAAGGTTATTTGATGAATCCTTTCAAAACGAACTATACGAAAGAGAGGAGGGCCTGTCATGAACACACTGCACACACCAGGCCCCTGGGAAGCTCGGTTTACTAATGACCAAATGAGCTATGAGGAGACAACCGTTTGCCAGCTTAAATATCTACAGCATCCAAACGGGTATTGGGTGGTAACATCACCAGTAACCAATCACGGAGATGAGGAGTCCACCGCCCGCTTTATCGCAGCGGCGCCGGAACTCTTGGAAAAGTTGCAATGGATAATCAAGAAACCTTCATTGGCTTTTGATTGCAAATATTGGTACGACAACCCACACAAACAGATTAATGAGACAAGAGAGGAAATGGCTAAACAATGGGAAGATTTATTGGCTGTTGTGGCTAAAGCTACCTGCAAAAAGGAGGGAGCAAAATGAAAACACTGCACACTCCAGGGACCTGGGAAGTATCAGATATTATGCTGAACTACCCCGATCAATCGAAAAGCTATGACGTTAAAGTGGACTCCCAGGTAATTGCCACTGTATACGGTAAGAATCAAGAAGAAGCCAAAGCCAACGCCCGCATTATAGCCACTGCATCTGATATGCTAGACGCTTTGCAAATAATTGCAAGCTGGGATAGAAATGATACCGAGACATTACGCATGAAAGCTTTAGCTCGCGCAATAATTAAAAGAGCCACCGGCGAAAAGGAGGATGAGCAATGAACACACTAACCACCGAAAGCAAGCCCACCTTGATTGAGAAGTTCTTAAAGTTTGAACTCTCCTATAAGCAGATGTGCGTAGGAACGGTGCTGTTCTTTACTCTATTGGTCCTGTTTTATGCCGTCTGTATGCTGTGGGGCATTCACCAGATCGTGAACTATTTCAACGAGACCGCTAAAGCCTCCGGCCCTATCGTAGTGGTGTGGAGTGCTACAAGACTTAAAAAAGTATTCAGAACTAAAACAAAATAAAGCCATGACACATTTTAAAGTGATTTGTATAGCAAAAGAAAACGGACCAGGCATCATCCCTGGCCCCACACCAAAGGTTGGTGAAATCTATACGGTTATAAGAGCAGTAACCGGTTATGACGCCTGGGATTTTCCACAGCCTGCATATGAAATAGCAGAACTGTTCCCTAATGAATGGTGCTATGATCAAAAACTATTCGCTGTGTTATCGGATCTGGATGAAACTAAATTAGCCACCATTCGTAAACAAGATGAAATCTACCACTAATGCCGTACTCCTATCATTTTATCTGTGTTATGATCGACCATTACCAGGATCTGTTGAAAACGGCTGAGTCCCTTAGCCAAAAGCAAATTGCCAACCAGGGATTACACCTGTACCAGATGAAACACCAAGAGTACCTGGACTAAAAACGCTAACCTAAGCACCCATTGTTAAACGACTAAATCACCTTGTTATGAAAATGCTTCTGCTTTCGTGTACCCTTGCCATCCTTCTTTGTTCGTGTGCAACCTACAGATGCCTTCCATCTAAACATTCGAGGGACTATTCGGTGACCGGGGTAAAAACCCTCTACCTGGTGACGTATCAAAAAACCTGGGGCGCCCGTCGTATGCAAAAAACCGTATTGCTGGAGTGTCTGCCACCGGAGCTTTCAGGGTATGTAAACCAAAAGGAGGGCAAATGATATGGGTAATTGTAACGGTGATCGTGCTGTTTATCTGGATGCCGGAGGCCAAGCCCCAAAGGAAAAAGCGATACGTGAGAAGGAACTCCTGTTGCTCTATGTACTTAGTCAAACCGATCCACAAACCCTATTCGGAGCCTACGTCCAGGGAGCCCTTAAAGACGGAAAATTTGAATCCTTAGTAGGGGAACTAAAGGACCAGGCGCGGGATGCACATCAGGGATTAGCAAGGGTGTTGGGTGAAGTAGTGGTAAGGGTTATAAACGAATTATAAAGATAGTGGCCTCAGGGGCCACGGTAGTTTTGGTTGACGCGTCCTGTTTCCACAGGAGGCTTTTAAAAACGAATTAGCTCTTTCTCATAAATGATGGTTTTGGTTTACCGGGTGGGTTTCCACTCACCCGTTTTTTAAACCCTTACCAGTGAAAACGAATTGTTGAAAAACCAAAGGTCACCATCCTTAACCCCCTTGGAAATTATTGGACGTATGAATCATTGATAATAGGAGATGGATTAAAGACGGTTTTTCATAGGGTAAATAGCAACGGGGTAGTTATTCATAGCTGGCCCCTTTCATTAAACAATTAGTTCTTTTCATATAGCATAATGCAATCGTTAGAGACGGCCTGTTGATCGCAGCGGGCCTTTTAAACCGAAGTTCTTTGAATTAAAATAATTGTGTTGATAAACAAAGGCGACCATAGCCAAAGGATAGTAGCCTCAATAAAAGTGAGGGTGGTGGATAATGAAACTCGAATCCTTTATCAACACATAATATTCCGCCCATGCAACACTCTGAGGCCAACCTGAAAAGGGGAACAATGCGGAGTGGCCACCGCCTCTACTTGAAAGTTCAATTATTGAAAACGGTTTTGGTATAGGCTCTTTAATTGAAAGGCAGGGGCGGTTTTAAACTTATTAAATGCGCTTGGTTTAATTCTTAGGCCGAGTCAGGTTTCAACGGGGCTTGTTCTCTACTCGCCCCTCATTTTTAAAAACCAGATCTCTTAACCAACTAAATAAATAAATCATGGTACAGTTGAAACAAATTGCCGAAACCGTAAAAGCCATCGTTGGCCATGAGTACCTGTACTTTGATTCAGCCATACAGGTGAAACTATCTCCGCACTCTCATCCGGTGACTTTGTGGGGTGTATGTGTCTCTCCCTTAGAAAAGGTTTATGTCATGGACAGTGACGAGCAGTGGCACGAGGTAAAGGCCCATAAAAAGACCATCATCGCTTCCCTTTTTCAAAGGGTTCAATTAATCGCTTTACATCAATTAAAAACCGCTTAACCTTTTTAAAATTAAGAATATGGCAATTATTGCATCCAACAACGGCGTAAAAAGGGAACTGATCCCCGCCGGTAATTATGTCGCCCGCTGCTATCAGATGATCCACATCGGGACCATTGAAGAAAATTATGCAGGGGAAACCAAGCTACAAAACAAGGTCCGGATCGGTTGGGAGTTGCCCACCGAACTAAAAGTGTATAGTGAGGAAAAGGGCGAACAGCCCAAAGTGATCGGCAAGGAATACACCCTTTCACTAAACGAAAAATCAAACCTTAGAAAAATGCTGGCTTCCTGGCGGGGCAAGGACTTTACCGAAGAAGAAGCCAAACGCTTTGATATTACCGTTTTGGTGGGCAAACCCTGTATGCTCAACATCATACACAAGCCTTCCCAAAAAGACCCCTCCATAGTCTATGAGGAAATCGGCTCGATTTCTCCCATGCCCAAAGGCTTTGCCTGTCCTGATCCCATCACACCGCCTTTTGTGCTGGACTATGAAAACTTTGACACGACAATGTTTGAGGCCCTGCCCGACTTCATTCGAGATAAGATAAAGAAAAGCCAGGAGTACCAAAACATGATGCACCCAGCCGAATCCACCATTGGCGGCAAAAGCCTTGCAGAAGACTCGGAAGATGATCTGCCCTTTTAATGGAAAAGAAGTTTGTACCCTTTTACCGCCCTGTAGGATTGGACCAAAGGATTCATTTCGGAAAGCACAAAGGAGAAACAATAAAGAGGATTTGTGAAATAGACTGTGCTTGGATTGGCTGGGCCATTGAAAACATTGATCTACAGTTAGACACATGGGCCTTTGAGTATTACAGGCAGTGTTGCGAAACGGAGTTTGAAAACCGATACGGAATTAAAAAACCGGAAATCTCAAAAGGGCAAATGGAAAAAGTAATGGAACGAATTGAGGCGGGAGAAGCAGACATAATGGATAAAGTGCGTGACCATTTTACCCTGACCCAGGAACAGGAAAAATATTTAACCCTATTTATTCAAACTAAACATTTAAGACAGTGACCCCAACACAGTTAAGCCTATCCTTCTCCCTGATCCATAGTGATAAGAGTAAACGGGACGCCTTTGTAACGGACATCCTAAGGGGCATCGATTCAGGGGAAGTAAACCCGCTGGATGCCCACCTATTCCTGAAGTCTTTGGAAGATGTGACCAAGAAAATCTATGCCTCCGATTGGTACAAAGCACAGGTACTCACAGAAGCACAGAAATATTCTGCCAAGTCCTTTGAGTACCGCAATGCCAAAGTAGAGATCAAAGAAATGGGTGGCAACTACAACTACGAGGGCTGCAATGATCCTGAACTGGTGGAACTTCTTAGACAGGAAAAGGAAATCAAAGCCAAGATCAAGGCAAAGGAAGATTTTCTAAAGTCCTTACCTGCGCAGGGACTCCAAACCCTTGACGGTGAGACAGGCGAAATCTACATGATGTACCCCCCGGTTAAGGAAGGATCAAAAACCACTACGGTTATAACACTGAAGTAAGATGAAAGAAGTATTTCTAACTATTAAGGATAAGCGGGTGGTTGAAAAGGTGGATCTGCCCGATGGTAGGTATGCTGCCAAATGGAGCCGCAAGGACAATCGCAGCAACCAGCAGAACCGCTACCTGCATGGGGTGATGCTGCCGGTGATAAAGGAGGCACTGCTGGGCGCTGGCTGGAACATGATTAAGAGTATAGAGGACGCTAAAGACTTTGTAAAAATCAAGTTCTTAAAGTACGATATGGTGAACGAAGAAACCGGCGAAGTCGTGGAGATGTATAGAAATACCAGCGCCCTCACCAAAGCACAGTTTTCAGAGCTGGTGCAGGATGTTCAGATATGGCTATTGGAGTTTTTTAATATCAACCTTCCCTTACCGGGAGAGCAAGCCAGTTTGTTTAACGAAAAAAATAAAGCAGCATGACAAAGCAAGAAGCTATAAAATTAATGGAACAGGACAAAAAGGTAGCCCATAGATTCTTTGAGCCTTACGAGTGGATTACTATGCTGGCAGGAAAAATAGTTACAGAGGAAGGGTATTGTGTATCGGCTAATCAATTCTGGAGCTACAGACAGGATAAGTTTTGGGAAGAAGATTGGTCAATTGTTGAATAGCGATCAGGACGTACAAGTGTGCGACGCAACAAAAGCTTAATAGATACTGAAAAGCTCGGTACCCAAATAAACACACACAAAATAAAATCTTATGGAACGTCTCTTTAACTCCTCTCAACTACTGGAAGCCTTTACCCTGGCTTTAGCAATCGCTCAGAAGTCGGGCACCTTAGTGTCCGTAAACCTCCACCGGGGGGAGTTGGAAATCGAAGTCACCACCCAGAGTGAGCATTCTTCTTTTCGGCTCCTATGGAAGGAAGAATACCAGGTAAGGAACGAAAGTGAACTTAGGATTCTTCGGGAGTTAAAACAGGAACTGGAGAGTGGGCTGGTTTTGAGTGGTGAAAAGGACGCCTCTTTTTTTTCTCCACACTGTTAAGGAATGACAAATTTTTTATAAAAAATTAGAAAAGCAGCATGAAGCACCAGCTCTGTTCTGTAAAAGGTTGCCCCTACTTCGGTCGTTACTGCCGCCTTCCTCACGGATCGGAAAAAGAAGAAGTGGTCGAATCCCTACCCGTCCTTTTAAAGAAGGCAGAGTCGGTTTTTAACCTCTTTATCCGACTTCGGGATAAGGACAAGGGTTGCATCAGTTGCACCGGCAAAGTGGAAGATGCCGGTCATTACCTGGCTGTAGGCTCTTATTCAGGGGTCAGGTTCGATGAAGTAAACGTAAACGGCCAGTGCCACCATAATTGCAATACGGGTAAATACGGCAATCCTAAAGCCTACCGGGAGGGACTGGTAAAACGGATCGGGAAAAAGAAAGTGGAGCAATTGGAGCAGAGAGCCAAACAGACCAAACAGTACAAGTGGACAAGGGGTGAACTGTTGGAAATCATTGAAACGTACACGGTAAAGGTGAAACAGTTTAAAAAACAAAAGCAATCTGTATGACCCTTCCTCTTTCAGAACCGAAGTATTACTTCTTAGAAGGATTTTACTGGCAGGTAACGGAAAACGGACTACTCCAGTTTGATGAAAATTTCTGCAATCCCTGGAAACCGGGAACCAAGATGTACGAGTGGAAAAGAAGGCAGCTATCAGTTATCCGGCCCATTCACCACTCTGAAGGGGAATATGTGCTGGACCTGTTGATTAAGTATTTAGAGGGAATTAGAACAAGTCAAAAAGATAATAAACAATTCATGGAGAATCCTGTACTATGAAAAAGGACGCTTACTATTTTTCTCACGATGCCAATGCTCAAGATGATCCTAAGATGATGGTTCTTATCGATCAATTAGGTATGGAAGGCTACGGTATTTTTTGGGCAATTATTGAAAAACTTAGAAATGAAGCCGAATACCGGCTGCCCTTATCAGTTACTGCATCATTCGCAAGACGTTGGGGAACCAGTAGAGAAAAGGTAGATACGGTAATCCTCAAGTATGGCCTGTTTATCGTAGAGGATGAATATTTCTTCAGTTTAAGGTTACGCAGAAGTATGATAGAAAAGAGCGAAAAAGCAAGAGTATCAGCTAATTATAGGTGGCAAAATGCGAACGCATTGCCATCGCATAGCGAACGCAGTCCGAACGGTATGCGAAACGATGCTATTAAAGTAAAGGAAAGAAAAGGAAAGAAAAGTAATCTAATAGACGATTTGTTTGAGGCCTTTTGGGATAAGTACGCCAATAAGATTGATAAGAACCAAGCACTAAAGGCATGGAGCAAACTAAGCGAATCTGAAAGGCAAAAAGCTATTGACTACATCCCGATCTATTTTTCCAACCTACAAGAGTGGCAATCTAAAAAATATCCGGCAACCTATCTAAATGGTAAAAGTTGGGAGGATGGCGCAGAGATGAAAAACAATTTTATACCTATCAAAAAAATGGTTGACTAATGAACATCAATTGGGCAAAATTCGGAATAGACATTTCAAAGGCTGTAGGCGGTAAAATGGTCTGCCCCAAATGCAGCCCTAACCGTAAAAACAAACGGGACCGTTCTCTGTCCGTTGACCTTAAAACCGGTGCTTACAATTGTCACTACAACGGCTGCGACTTCAGGGGCTACGCCGTGGATGTTCAAAAAGAAAAAAAGCAGTACGTAAAGCCTGTCCCCCGTTTGGAGAAACTATCCAAAAAATCCATTGACTTTTTTGAAGCAAGGGGTATATCCAATAACACGTTACTAAGACTGAATGTTACCGAATCCATAGAACAGATGCCCCAATTTGAAAAGAAAGTGCCTTGCATTTGCTTCAACTATTACCGGTGTGGCGAACTGATAAACATCAAATTCCGGGGGCCGCAAAAGTCATTTAAGATGGCAAGGGAAGCGGAATTGATTTTTTACAACCTCGATGCGGTAATAGGCGAAGAAGAAATTGTAATTGTAGAGGGAGAAATGGACTGCCTCACCCTTCATGAATGTGGCATCTACAACGTGGTCAGTGTGCCCAACGGGGCCAGCATGGGCAACCAAAAACTGGAATATCTGGATAATTGCTGGCAGGTATTTGAACAGGCCAAACGAATTGTGCTGGCCGTGGATAACGATAGTGCCGGTATGGCACTACGGGATGAACTAGCCCGGCGCTTAGGGAAAGACAGATGCTTTACCGTAGCCTACCCTGAAGATTGTAAAGATGTAAACGACGTTTTAGTGAAGCAAGGCAAAGAAGCGGTAAAAGCCGTATTGGACGGCAAGGTGCAGTGGCCCCTGGAAGGCATTCTTACAATGGATGAAATGTACGATACTATTTGCAACTGGTACGAACACGGCTACCCCAAAGGGGCAAGGGCAGGTGTGGAAGGTTTGGACGAACTGTTAACCTTTGTGCCCGGCCAACTCACCACCATAACGGGCATTCCCTCTCACGGTAAGGATGAATTTACCAACTGGATCTTATCGGGACTTGCCAAAAATTGCGGGTGGAAGATTGCCGATTGTGGCTTTGAGGAAGAACCCCCGCAAACCGTAACCAAGCTGATTGAAAAGCTAATCGGAAAATCCTTTGACTTTCGGGTGAACCCTTTGCAACGGGTCTCTATTGAGGAATTTGAACAGGGCGTGTACTTTGTCGATCAACATTTTTATTTCTACAATACCGAAACCATTGAAACCGATATTGATTCCCTTTTGGCTATTGCTGAAAGCCTGGTAAAACGCTACGGCATTAAAGCCCTTCGCCTCAACCCCTGGAACTGGATTGAAGCCAACCGCCCCACAGGGATGAATGAAACGGAATGGGTCAGCGTTGTTTTAAGCAAAGTTATCCGCTTTGCCCGGAAGTTTGGCGTCCATGTGTTTTTGATTGCCCACACCACCAAAATGCAAAAGGACAAGCAAACCAAAAAATACGATGTACCCAACCTTTATGATATTTCCGGCTCAGCACACTTCTACAATAAAACCCACAACGGCATCAGCGTGTACCGGGATGAGGAAACAGTAGACGTGTACGTACAGAAAGTCAAGCAATCCTGGTTAGGGCAAAAGGGCTTTAGTATGTATAAGTACGATACAATGACCCGCCAGTATCAGTTTCTGAATTGTTCTGCCCGTACTGCATCCAAGCTCATTTCGGTAAAAGATATTACGGAACCCAAAAAATCAGCGTAACCATGCACCTAACCGAAGTATATACCGTGGAGTACAGCGTCCTTCAAAACTGCTACCACATAGACACCCTAGATAAAACCCTGCGAAACAACCTAAGTGCCGTGGATAGGGAGTTGAACAACGGCTACTTAATCATCGGCATCTTTAAAAACTATGAAGCTGCCAGTGATTTTGTATCCTGGCACAAGCAAACCAATCTAAATTATCGCAGAATCCAAACAATAGAAAAGCTATGACAATAGAAATCTATTTAAACGGAAAGCTAATCGGGGAGCGGGAGATTCCTTCGTACAACCTTCCCAACTGGAAAGAGGACACTTGGGAGCAGAACTGTGAACGCCGGGAGCGGATCATTCAAAAGGAACTCGAATCAATCAAAGAGGGACTAAAGCCCTTACTTAAAAGCTACCTGTTCAAAGAAACCGTTCATCTGTCCTTTGCCCTTTGCTTTGAATCGAAGATGAACAAGGTGGGTTTTGTAGTACCCGAAGAACTCAAAAAAGCCAGCTAAAATGAAACAAGTAATTCAGGGCGTATGCCCCTCCAAATCGAATTGTTATAGGATAGGAGACAAGGGACTTTTTAAAACCCAAGCCCTAAGTGACTATGAAAAAGCCTTTTACCTACAGTGCAACCACTACCGGAATCGAAACATAACGGGCCTGTTTGAATTGTATTTGGATGTGTACTACCCGGCAAACCGGGCGGATTTGGACAATTCACTCAAAGTGACCATGGATTGCTTGCAGCACGTAGGGGCGATCAAAAACGATCGAAACTGCATAAAAATCGTAGCCCAAAAGTTTGTGAGCCGGTATGAACCACGTATTGAATTTGAGATACGGCCGGTGTAGGATGGGTTCTAAACATAGCCTAAAAAGCTATTATAAACGAAGAAATGAACAAAAATGACCAATCAAATTCAATATGCACTGCTTAATTGGGTAAAAGGTGGCTATGATGTGGTGGTTCCTAACTTTTTCTATGGCTGGAATGAGTGTGACCTATTTAGAATCACGCAGTCGGATTTTGTATTTGAGTATGAAATAAAGGTTAGCCGTAGTGATTTTCTTGCCGACTTTAAAAAGTCCAACCGGCAGGGTAAAAAGCACGATAGCTTAAACACTGGCACCGGCCAATATTGCCCAAATAGGTTTTTTTACGTAGTTCCACAGGGGCTTATAGAAAAGAGGGAAGTGCCAAAGTATGCAGGTCTTATCTACTTCAAAGGGTATTCGTTTGATGTCATAAAGCCAGCCCCGCTACTTCACAGAAATAAAATTGGATTTGAGGTGTACCGGGATATATGCAGAACCCTTTCATCCAGATATCAAGAGCAGCGCAAGCGAATCCGACAAATCAGAAATACGGAATTTGATAAGGAGATAGCGGCTATGAAAAGAGAGGTCGCCAAGTTGGAAACAGCCAGAAGGGAAGCTAATAATGAATCTTTCTTGTTTAAAGCGGCGTCGAGAAAAATGAAAAAGGAATTAGATGCGGTTTTAACAGGCGTTATCAATGAAGAAAAAATTAAAGAGTGCTTCAGCTTCTATTGGCGAATAATGAACCAATACGTCGAAGTGTGTGACGGAAGGGACGCTTCATAGTAGCACCAAAAGCTGAGTACCCAAAATAATAAAACCAACTATATGTTTAAAAAGATAGGAATTAAAATTAAAATTAAAATTAAAATCCTCTTTTATAGGCGGTTAATATCAGAGTGGGAGCATACTATGTTTATTCAGGGCTGCACCTTCTCTGAGTATCAAAAATGGACACGGTTTTATCAGATGAAAATTTACCAACTAAAAACTATCAAATAAGTTAGTTATGACACAGGAAAAGAACATAAAAAATTATATACACCTGTACCCCAAAGTGCCCATTGCTATTTGTGAACCAGGCATTGAACCCGTTGGGCATTATTTAGAAGGCTACGATTGGAATTTAGAACAAGCTATAGCCGAAAGAGTTAAATACCCTATAGAATGGATAAAGCTCATCCTGCGCCCCTTAAGTTCCATAACAGACGATGAGAGAATGGATTGGGAATTAATCGGGTTAAGCTGTCCGAACGCCGATAAATATAAAACAGCCATAATGGAAGCAGAAGCAACCTTATTCCTTCTATCAAAGCACTTTGACGTTTTCGGCTTGATTGACGCTGGATTGGCCTTGGATGCCACCACCTTAAAACAAACTACGTTATGACACCAAAGAAAATACAACCGTTAGATCCCGCCTCCATATTAGAAGGGAATAAACTAATAGCGGACTTTGACGGGAAGAAATGGACGGATGATAAAAACGAATTTATGCGTTCGGATGAAGATTTACTCTTCCCAGAAAGCCTTTATTATCATCTAAGCTGGTATTGGCTTATGCCAGTAGTGGGAAAGATAGAAGACTGCTGGAATCCGTTAAGTGACCGGTGTGTATATGACGAATCCGAAATAAGCCGGTTTGAAATTATAACGACGGGCTGTTGGGTTTATTCTTCGGGCTATAAAAATGGGAAGTATTTAAAGTTTGATGCGTTCTATGATTTAGAGGGGAATGTGGTGACGAAACTACAGGCTGTGTGGCTGGCCGTCGTGGACTTTATAAAATGGTTTAACCAAACAATTAAAAATAATGAGTAAGAAACGAAAGCATAAAACAACGAAAAATACTATACCTAAGCCTCCCATAACACGGCTACGAGTTATCGGGGTTGAATGTAACGGCTATTCTGAGTTAGTTACTGACTTTCCTACCCAGGAGGAATTTGATAAAATTTTTATGGAATGGTTTGACCATCCTGCCACAACAATGTGGTGTGCGGAAAGCCTTATAGCTTATATAAAAAGGAAGCAGCCCAAACGGATTTGCCTTTTGAAAGAAGATTTCGACGCTATAACCAAAGGCAAGTTTATCCCGGCAACTAAAGAAGAATGGGAGGCTGAAAATAACTAACCAGCAAACTCAAAAGAACAATGGATAAGAAAACAACCCCTACCAACGTAGTTACAAAAGCAGAAAGGTTGCAGCAGTTAAAAGACCAAGAGTCTTTTTATAAAGTTCTGGATAAGTATTTTGACGCTGGCTGGCGGGATTTTGTAAAAGAAATTCATCGGAAAAATGATGTGTCCAATATCAGAATGTTCAAGCTATTATCTGCTATAAATGGGAATGATTTTGTTGCTGATCTAATAAAATTAATGGGCAGGCAAAACAAATCAGCCCTTATTAAACTTACTAAAAAGCCGAAAGGAATATTATTAAAAGACAGCCGGTTTAAAAATATTCCAGAGCTAATGGTTAATAAATATCCATCTGGCAGCTACAAGGAAGGAGAAATCTTTATTCAGGTGCATCCTGATAGATGGATAACATTTGTGTATTAACCAACAAAACTTAATCAATGGACACTAAAGCAATCCAACAGTTAGCCGAACAACTGGCTAAAGAACAATTCCCTGATGATAAGTGGGGACGAAAGGTATGGTCTGACGGGTTTGAGGCAGGAGCCGCTGATAAGGGTCTTGTTCTAAAAGACGGGTTAATTGAATACATCTACGATTTTGCATGGCACTATGGCCGCTTATTTCATTTAGGAAGCGCAGAAAAAATAAAACAAGCCATTCAGGAACATTTTCAATTACCGGAGGAATGGTTAGAGGAAGACCCATCTCCGACCTCGCTGGCTGATTGGAGTGTGTTAGCCAAAATCGCACCTCCTGAAAAGTGGGTAGAAATGTACCAGCATTATCAAGAGCTATTGGTGGCAGCAGACACCGCTGCTTTCTGGAAAGAGCAATATGATATAGCCAATGCTGAAAGAAATACCTTAAAGCACCCGGAAGCTACCGTCTCGCAAACTATCCCCGAATTTAAAGCGTTAGAGGCGTGTTTGCTTGGTGCTGAATCTGCAAAGGCTATTATAGACAATTTAACTAATTGGCAGCTATATGATGGTGCAGTTGACTGTTATAACAATTTAGTGGAAGGCATTGAAGCTGCTAAAGCCGCTTTACAAGGTGAAGCTATCTCACGCCCCATAGTAGCTGAAAAAGAGAATTGCGGCAGGGAGTCATGTGTAAATAAAGATTGCGATGAATGTTTTAAAATAGCTAATGAGAATTGGTGGAGGAAAGAACAGTTTGATATAGCTAATGCAGAAGGAAATGTATTAAAGCAACAGGAAGCCACCTCGCAAACAATCCCGAATTCAAACCATTAAATCAATTGTATGAGTAGCGAAAGAAGTCTTACCAAAGAAGTAAAAAACGAAATTATCAAAGAGATGCGTGCCTTTCATGAAGAGACCATGAACCGCCACTCCAAAGGACTCAAACACTATTTCTATCCCAAGGTTCCCTTTATGCGTCCAAACGGGGTGCGTGTCATTGGCATGTTCCGCTCCGAACTTGAAAAACCCGATGAAAATATTTTTATTGAAACCATCAACTTACACTACGAAGCACTCGACAAACGCCGCACCCTGTACCGTCTTAAGTACAATCCCCATTTTAAGGAAGAATACGAACACGTAGGCAATGACCGGTTCAATGTCCCTTTAGACGATCTGGAAATCATATGGCAGCTGCAGGAACATTCTCCCAACGATTTGCCCGAACTGCCCCTGCTCTACGACTCTGAAATGATTGCGGATAACAACCTCACCCAAATGACCATCCGCGACCTGGCCGCCATCCTACTCAAAAAACCAGTGAGTTACAAACCCTGGCTCAACGACCTGGTCATGGGCCGGTAACTCCGATTGAGCTTTTGGGGCGACGCTCAGTTCAACGCCTGTGCTACTATAAAACAACACTACCTAACATTTTAAACTAAAAAAATGGTCACTTATGAAAATAGATAACGTAGTATGTAAAATAAGAGTAGGCGACAAGGTAGAAGTAAGGCCGTTATGGGGGCCAAGTTTAGCGGGCAAGGTTGCCACCGTCACAAAGGTAGAACGGTACATCAACTGCGAATCCGGCTTTATGGTCAGCATTGACATATACGACAGGCCATTGGATGCCAACTGGTTCATCCTCTTGCCAAATAGCGAACAAAGCCCTGAAGTGAGTGACACAACAGACGCTTAATAGTAGTACAAAAGCTGATAACCCAAAATCCTTTCCTTATCGAAAAGAAAAACACCACCCCATTTTTTAAAACAACTAAAACTAAAAATTAGACCCCTTATGAGTCAATCCCCCACCCCAGAACAGACTTTAGGCCAGATCCTATCCTGCCAGACCCAAAACGACCCTCAGAAATGGAAGCGTCCCGCCCTATCGGAAGAAAAGAAAATCTTATCGGATGAGGACATAAGAAACTTTATTATCCGGGTAGAAGACTCCTTAGACCTGCCTTTGGGCATCTTAAGCCAGCCGGGAAAGGGAACCGTCAAAGGTCACCAGATACCAGCGGTCAAGCAGGCCGTAATCTACCACTTAACCCAAACCACCAAAGTCAGCCAAAAGACCTTAGCCCCGTTTTTTGCCTTAAACCAGCAAAACATAGGCTATCATGTTCAGGAGGCTAAGAACCACATAAAAACCAATGATGAAATCTTTTCACAGTATTACTTAATCATTCAAAATTTAGCCGTATGAAAGTTTGCAGTAAGTGTAAAGTTGAGAAGGACGAAATAGAGTTTTATAAAAATAAATCTAAATCGGACGGATTGTCGACGTATTGCAAAAAATGTTCTTGTGGTGCATCGAGTGAATTCCGTAAAAAAAATAGTACATACTGGAATAAATATAAAGAAAAGAGAAAGTTGTGGAAGAAGGATAATCCAGATAGCGTTAAGAAATTTAAGAAGACTTATTATAATAAGCATAAGGATAGTATAATAGAAAAAGCAAAATTGAGATATACAAATAACCATGAAGCAAAAAAGTCGATTTTAGCCACTTCCAAAAAATGTAGAGAAGAATTACGTCCATCATATATAGTATGGCTATTAAAACAACAGGGATTTACAAGAGAGCAAATAGATAAAGAGAGCGGACTTATAAATATAAAAAAGGCAATCATTCAAATTAAACGCTTTACAAAAGATAACAGTAGCTTAAGTAGTTAAAATCAATTGTATGGGTAAAGTATGCGGCAAATGTAATACTTATAAAAACGAAGATGATTTTGGTTATAGAGGCAAGTATCTACATAGTTATTGTAATAGTTGCAAAAAGGAATATACAAAAGAATGGAGAGATCAAAACCAAATTAGGATGAAGAAATATAGAGAGGATAATAAGGGTAAGATAAGTAGTAATTACAAAAAATGGGCTGATTCAAATAAACAAAAAAGGGATGAATATATAAGAAATTGGGTTGAGCAAAACTATACAAATGAACATAAATCTTTTTTTAGAAAAAATTGGGTATCCAATCTTAAAGATGGTTATATAAAAATGATATTAAGACAAAAAGGGTTCACTAAAGAACACATAAAACAAAGCCCAGAATTATTAACAATACAAAAAACAATCCTTCAAATTCAACGTTATGCAAAAAACAACAGTAACAAATCTTGAACAATTAGGAACAGACCTATTAAAAGTTTATGGTGAGCTAAGAGATGGATCTATGGAAATTAAAACAGCCGAAGCTTTAGCAAACGTAGCCGGTAAAGTTATAGGTGCAACCAAAGTAATTGCTGATGTACGATCTTATCAAGGTGCATTAGGAGAAATGCCTTTAGTTGATGACAGTAAAGGGCTAAAAGCGGCTTCCTGATTTGCTGAATAGAATTACTGGAAGTACACGGGAGCGTCGCAACGGATGCTCCATTTTTATTCTTCAGCCGGTTACATAATCTTCTTACCCCTTAACACAATTCCAACACAATTCTAAGGGCGCAGTTATTTCCCTACCCCTGTTACTCTGACTACTTTAGTAGGACAAGCCACCAAAAACCACTTCCTACGAACAAACGAACGCCTTCTCATATAGCAAGCAATCGTAACGCCCAGTGTTTTTACACCGGGCATCCTCATTTTAAATCCCCTATATGCTGGTACTAGATGCCCCCATAGCTGCAAAAGACTACGCCCTGATCGGCAAGCTCCACGTCCGCCAGAACCCGGATGAGGCAAGGCAACTCATTGAGGGCTATAGGCAGGAGCAGTCCAGGGCCTTAGACTCAGACCTTCACAATTTGAACTTTTATTTTTTAAGCTATTGTAAACTAAAGGGCTACCTGGCCACCGACTACATAGGCTCGGTAAAAAAACGGGACAAGACCGAAGCTAGAAAACTATTCATCGCTTCGATGATCCGCATCTTCCACCCACAGCTGTTCACCTATGATGTGAACCTAAAGTCCGGCCTATCGGAATCCCTATGCATCGTGCTTCGGTTAGACTCCGGCGAGATGAGTAAAATCTTAGAAGAAGTTACGGCTTATTACAACCACAACTGGCAGGACTTTTCCCAAAGGGTCAACCAGCTGTCCACCCGGCTCATCAGTTTAAAGGACGGTTACCCGTGCAGCTTATTTGAGGAGGAGGCAGCGTAATGGCAGCAGAACAGGGAAATAAGTACGCCGAAACGATTACTAAGGAAGTGGCCTTGGAGTTGGCACAAAAGGCACTGGCGGCTATAAATGACAATTGCTACTTCCTTTCCGAAGTGGCTGAAAAGTGCGAAACCTACCGCACCAAGTTCAATTACGTGCTGGAAAAGTTCAAGGAAGACGAAGAAGTTTTCGACGCGATAAAAAGGATGTATAACAAATGCGAGGCTATTGTGGTCAAAAAAACGGCTAAAGGTGACATCGTACCCTCACTGGGGATCTTCATCTTAAAAGCCTACCACGACCTGATAGAGACCTCCAAATTAAACCAGGAAGTAACCGGCAAGGATGGCAAGGACCTGTTCCGAAACCTATCGGAAGAAGATATTAACGAGCGTATCCAAAAGCTCTTAAACAAATGACCATAAGTGATAAAAGGGAGCTTTTATACCTATTGGAGCAAAAGGCGAAGCTAAGGGCTAAAAAGGATTTGCTGGGGTTTGCCAAGTGGACGATGCCCACCTTTCAGCCCAATTGGTTCCATGAGAAATACTACGAAGTTCTTTCAAAGTTTGCAGAGGGGAACATAAAAAAGCTGATGGTCTTTGTGCCACCGCAACACGGCAAATCGGAAGGGTCTACCCGTAGGCTGCCCGCTTACCTGTTAGGACACGACCCGGACAAGAAGATAGCGGTAGTGAGTTATTCGGCACCCAAAGCCCGCAAATTTAACCGGGAAATTCAACGGGTCATAGATACCCCCGAATACCGGGAAGTGTTCCCGAATACCCGCCTAAACGCTTCTAATGTCATTACAGTGGCAGGAAGCTGGCTTAGAAATTCAGACGAATGTGAGATCGTAGGCAGGCGCGGCGGATTTAAGACGGTGGGAGTATGCGGCCCGCTCACAGGGGAGCCGGTAGATGTCTTGATTATGGACGACATCTACAAGGATGCCAAGACAGCCTGGAGCGAAACGGTCAGGGACAGCATCCAAGATTGGTATGGTACGGTAGCCGACACCCGCCTTCATAACGATAGCCAACAACTTATCGTCTTTACCCGTTGGCACGAAAATGATTTGGCTGGTTATTTACTCAGAAAGGAAGGGAGGATAGAAGAGGGCGGCGATTGGGCAGTATTTGTGTTTCCTGCCCTTAAGATTGGCCCTCCCAATGAGTATGACCCGCGAGAGGAAGGAACTCCCTTGTGGCCGGAGCGCCACGGGCTGGAGAAGCTAATAAGGTCACGGCAAAGGGACAGCCACATTTTCGAATCGCTGTACCAGCAGAATCCAAAGCCAAAAGAGGGGCTTTTGTATAAAGAGTACAAGCTATACAGAACCCTTCCCGTAGAGGCTAAGACGAAAAAGGCGGTCATTGATACCGCTGATATCGGAGAGGATTACCTGTGTTCTATTGTGTATAGCCCTACCCCTCACGGTTACTACTTGTTGGATGTGTACTATACTGCCCAGGGCATGGAAACCACCGAAGACGCTACGGCAAGGCAGTTAACTAAACATGGAGTTGACCGGGTAAAAGTGGAGTCCAATAACGGGGGCCGGGGCTTTGCCCGCAACGTGGAAAAGAAGTGCCGGGAATTGCACAACCGAAAAACCGCCTTTTCGTGGTTCCATCAGACCCACAACAAAGAGGTTCGGATATTCACAAAGGCCGCTGAAGTGCAGAATATGATCTACTACCCCGAAGGGTGGGATTTGATGTGGCCGGAGTTCTATAGTGCCGTGACGGGGTATATGGCGACAGGAAAGAACAAGCACGACGACGCCCCCGATGCCCTGACCATGATCGTGGAAGAAGAAACAATATCTAAACAACCTAAAAAGAATCTTTCAAACATAGCCCCATAATGAAAACAGAACGGTTAAACGAATTATTGCAAGGCAACCCCAATGAGCTAAAGCAGGTCTTTGAAAAAGAGGTCGGCGATAAGGACAAAAACCTTGCAACCTATCAAAAGCAGTACGATGTTACCCAGCACGACATCTTTGACCCGGTAAAGCGAAAAAATAAGCCCATCAAAGACGATAACGGCAATATCGTAGACTATAAAGAAGTGGCCCGCATCGGGGTACCCATGCAAAAGATCATCACCCAAACAGCGGCGGCCTTCCTCTGCGGCAATCCCATTAAGTTGGTTGCTAACGCAGAAGAGGACACCGTGGGAAAAACACTCTTAGAGGGCATAGAAAAAGTATGGGACGACAATAAACTGGATTATAAGAGCATGGACCTCTCGGAAAAGATGATGAGTGAAACTGAAGTTGCGGAACTGTGGTACACCGAAGAGTTGGAAGACCCTACGGAGTATTGGGGGGACACTAAAATTAACGGCAAGTTCCGCCTTCGCATGAAGATGCTAGCCCCTTCGCTGGGGGATTCGCTCTTACCCGTCTTTGATCCTACCGGCAACCTAATCGCCTTTGGCCGGGGCTATACCCTAAAAAATGAAGGGGCGCAGGAGGAGCATTTTGATGTCTATACCGACAAATTCTTTTACCACGGCGTAAGGACTAAAGACGGCTGGCTTCTGGACGTGCCCGTTCAAAACGTAGTGGGCAAGATTCCTGTGGTGTACTACTCCCAACCCACCCCGGAATGGGCCGACGTGCAAGCCGCCATTGACCGTATTGAAATGGTCTTGTCCCGCCATGCCGATACCAACGATTACTCGGGGGCGCCGATCCTCTTTACCAAAGGGCAGATTCTATCGCTGCCCGAAAAAGAGCAGGACGGTAAAGCCATCCAGGCCGAAGAAAACGCCGACGCCAAGTTCCTTTCCTGGGACCACGCCCCCGAATCCATTAAGCTGGAAATTGAACAACTCTTTAAGGTGATCTATGCCTGCACCTTTACACCGGACATCTCCTTTGACGCCCTAAAAGGGGTGGGGCAGACCTCCGGCTTTGCAATGGAATGTATGTTCATGGGAGCGCACCTGAAAGCCGCCAAAAAAGCGGGCATCTTTGGTGAAGGGGTGCAGCGCAGGATCAACTACTTAAAAGCGGCGCTGTCCACCATTGACCTAACGCTTAAAAAAGGAATTAGCTTAAAGATCAAGCCGCAGTTTGAGTTTTTCCTGCCCAAAGACATGGAGGGGTTGGTGAACACGCTGACCACGGCGGTCAGTGGAGGCATCATGTCCAAAGACACGGGGGTGCGCCAGCTGGGGATTGCAGAAGACGTTCAGGCCGAGCTAGCACAGATTGAACAGGAAGCTAATAGCGCCGGGGCCTTAAACCAAATCATGAATCAAAACCAACTCTAAATATGGGTAAGAAAGCCAAACTAAAAAAGATAAGAAAAATAGCCGCTCAAATGCCCAGGGTCATGGTAGGCCATGTTCAGGGCGAACGGGTAAGCGGGGCCGAACTCTTTAAGTCAGGCGTGGAAGAAGTGGAAGGAAGTCCGGTTGATGTTGATGCGACCTACAAAAAGAAAAACGTGGTTGCTGTGCCCCTGAATCATAACCGCAAAATGAAGCAGATGTACAATAAGCAGGGAGTTAAGGGGGTGAGCGCCTACATACAGGCCGTTAACCGTTATATGATGGCTCAAAAGTTGGCAGAGAAGGCAAAGCAAAAAGAGCAGGAAAAGCTGGAAGGAGTAATGAGCGATGGGGCACATGAAAATGATTATTGTGCAGAACCGGTTTTGGAAACAAAAGGTGAAGTACTCTTAAAAGAACAGGGCGGCGATAAATTTTAAAATCATGTTCACCTGTATAATCCTGTTTTTGATCGTTGGCCTTGTGTTAAGGATATATGAAGGAAGAAAAGCCCCATACTGACCCTGATGAGCAGATCGAGGAAGCCCTAAAAAAGCTCTCCTATGAGAGTTTGAAGGCATGGAATGAGCAATTACAAAAACAAAAAGACGAGAGCAACCCGCTTCGTAGCGGCATGGATGAAAAAACCGAAGGCATACCGTAAACAATACTTATAATGCAACATATAGAAAAGCAAAAAATCTGCTTTGAATATTTAGAAAGTGGGGATAAGTGCTTAGATGCCTTATTTTTTATTAAAATGATGTTTGAGATTCAAATGATTACACCGGCCCAAAAACAATTGGTTTTAAATTATTTATTAAGTGAATCTATGATATCTGACAGAGAAGTGGAAACCTCAAATAAACGAAGGTCGTATGAGTTACCAAAACCTTAAAAAGAAGCTGCTGTTTTATAGCCTGTGGTGGTGCGAGATGAGCGCAGAGGAAAGGAAGGGATTTACCGGAAAGTGGGTACGGGAGCGTATTGAAATATTCGACGGCATCCTTAAAGAGATTGAAAAGCATATTGAGCAGTTTCAAAGATTAATAAAAAGAGCATAAATGAAACTTATACAGATGCGCCATTTGTATTTCATGTCTTGTAGTTGGTATCCCTCCCCAATTAACTTGCCTTATTGGATGGAGTGTAGAAATGCTAATGACGAGATAGTGGCATACGTAAGAATTAAGAGCTTTAAACGCATTTTGGGCCGAATAGAATTACCCAAAGCCGAAGAGTGCGACGCAAGTAAAGCCAAATAGTAGTAAAACAGCTAAGTTCCTAATTCATGCCCAACTTGGAAGACCTCTTTAAAGACTTTGAAGCCCGTAACCTTCGCATCATCGCCCGCAATGCACAAAAGATCCGGGCCTTGTACCAGGGCGCTATCATTGAAATCTCTTTGGTCGGTGCGACCATCAAGCTAAAAGAAGGGGTGTTTAAGCTTTCTAAATACCCTGCGCTGCAAAAGGTAGTGGAACGGGAGCTAAAAAAGCTACACGGATCGATTTATGCCACCCTTGTCAACTCCATAAAAGAAAGCTGGGACCTCGCCAATCAAAAAAACAACCTCTTTGTCGACCGACGATTGGCAGGCAGGAAACCCACCCGTAAAGGACGGCAAATATTGTACGACCCCAACAGGGGCGCCTTAGAGCAGTTTTTAAACCGTAAGGAAAAGGGGTTAAACCTCTCCAAAAGGGTCTGGAATACGCTGGAGCCTTTTAAAACCCAACTGGAAACAGGGCTTGCGGTGGGTATATCGGAAGGTAAGAGTGCCGCAGAAATGGCTAAGCAACTCAAAAGTTTTTTAAACGAACCTGACCAATTATTTCGCAGAGTACGGCAAATAAAAGGTGATCCAAACAGTAAGTTGGTATTAAGCAAGGCGGCACAGGAATTCCATCCGGGCCGGGGCGTTTATCGTTCCTCCTACCAAAACGCCCTTAGATTGACCGCAACGGAAACAAACATAGCCTACCGAAGTGCAGATCATGAACGCTGGAAGAACCTTGCCTTCGTTATCGGTATTGAAGTAAAGACCTCCAACAACCACCCCGAATACGATCAGTGTGATCAGTTAAAGGGTGTATATCCCAAAGACTTTAAGTTCACCGGTTGGCACCCAAAATGCCTGTGTTTTTCAGTTCCTAAGCAGATGACGGATGAACAGTTTGATCAGTACCAAGAAGCTATACTAAATGGAGAACAACTGCCACAGGTGCAGGGGATAGGAAAAATGCCGGAATCCTTCATGGGTTACGTCAAGGAAAATAAGAAGCGCATAGAGGGCTGGAAATCGACCCCGTATTGGTATTCAGACAACAAACATTTATTAAAATAAATAAGCCCTGAAAGTAGGAAAACTACAGGGCTTATTCGTACATTAGCATTTCACCAAAAAACACTAATTACGATGTCAAATCTAACACTTTTAGAAGTGAAAGAAGCCAAAAAAGTCTTACGTAGCGAAGTATCAGGCGCTATTACAAAATTCATAGATCAAACAGGAATTATCCCTACTTTAGAAGTTAAGGTGATAACATTTGATACTCTTATGTCTGATAAACCTGTAGTTGGCTCTGTTGAAGTAAATGTAAACGCCTCTATATGACTACAACCCAACCCACCATCAAGGCAGAGGAATTAAGAATCGGAAATTGGGTATTGATGCAAAACCAATTGGAAGACTATTGGCCTATGCCTATTGAAGATGGGTGCGAAATATCAGGTGCTGAAAAATATAAACCCATTCCCTTAACCCCTGAGATACTTGAAAAGTATGGGTTTGAAATGACGAATAGCAAAAACTATTTGTCGCTTCCTAATCAAAGTCATTTGTACGAATTGAGTATAGATGAAAATAATCTTGGCATACATTATCAGATGGTAACTAAAAGAAATGTAGAGCCAAGAACGGTTATAGGCAATCGTCTGCAATACCTCCATCAACTCCAAAACCTCTACTTCGCCCTCACTGGCGAAGAACTACAAATCAACTTATAAGACTATGAATGAGTAAAGCACGTTATAAGCCTACTATCATTTATTTAAGTTGTTGTAACAAAGGACTAGTAAAGTCATATAATTTTTTGAACAGACTTATAAAACCAAAGCGTAAAATTAACTATAGGATATTTTGTTAATCCACCATATCCGTATAGATCCATCCGGACACGCCTTCTGCTTTTTCAAACTTCACGTACCGCTTTCTTTTTCTTTCTAAATCCATAAACGGCACCAACACCACGCTTTTATCCGGTTGCAGGTAGAGGGGGATATAGAAACGAGCCTTTTCCGCCAGTTCCATCCCGGTAATATCACCGTAATAATGAAGCATACCCTAAATATAGCAAGCAGCGGGGTTACACCCCTGTAGAAGTTGTGTTAAGATCCCGTTGTAAGATTTCATCCCGAATTTTTGCAGCCTCTTCGTAGTATTCGTTTTCAATAGCTTCCTGTAAAAGATGTTTCAGCAACAACGTAGGAATATCCGATGGCTTAGGGGTATAATCTAATGAACTCGGCCAGGTATAAACCTGTGCATCCACCCTCGTACCGGGGCATACGTCCAATTTTTTAGAGAATGGATAGTCCAATACCTGAAGGAAGTGGGGTAGCGGATAAATGATGTCTTCCACGCCAATCATAGAACAATCCGCAATGCCTACGGCTTCATATTCCAATACTTTATAGCCTAAAGACTGCATGACGTTTTGAGGATGGCCCGTGTAGCCTTCCCTGTGGGCTCCGATCCAATCGTAGCGAAGAACTTTCATGGCTCTAAACTACCACTAAAAACAGGCATTTCAAAGCATTTATTCAACTTCCCTCTAAGTTGCCTTTACTGATTTTATCCTCCATGAACTCCCTTCTAATTTACACTTCAAATCAAAAAGTTCTTTTCAATTCTATGGTAGACAAAATCAAAGCACAACTAAAGGCGAAGCTACAGACTTTAGGTGTGAAGAACCTCTCCCAGGCAAGGATAGACGCGATAGCGGATAAACTTAGCTCAAAGATTACAGAGGAATCCCAAATCGACGACAAGCTGGACGAACTAAACGACATCATGCCCTTTGCGGATATTGCCCGCAATGATGACAGGCTCAGGACTTTGGAAGCAAAGACTGGGAAGCCGCAAGCCCAGCCCAAAAACGAGCCTACGGACGACGATCCCATGAAGGTACTCCTAGCGCAGATGCAGCAGCTAACGGAAAAAGTTTCCTCCTTTGAAAAAGAGAAAACCCAGGCTCACCTGCAAAAGAAGCTCCAGGAAAAGATGGCCGAAAAGAAAATTCCCGCCATCCTCTTAAAAGGTAGATCGGTGGAATCGGAAGACCAGTTAGACCAGGTGCTTTCGGAGATCGAAGCCGACCACACCGCCTACAAACAGGAACTCGTCAACCAGGGATTTTCCCAAACCTCTGCTCCCGTGGGTGGGGTCAGTACGATTAAGTCGGAAAGCATCGACCAGGACATCAAAGCCTGGGCTGGAAAGGACAAAAAGTAAATCACCTAAAAAAAATAACTAACAATGGGTTTAATTCCAGTAAAAACAACCGCCTCTAATGGCGTGGTGGTTTTTCAAAGGATCGATACTGTCCTTCAGGGCGGGGCGTCTTTGGATGCTACCGGCCTTACGGCAGGCGACACGCTGGCCGCCGGCACCGCCATCATCGTAGATGAAGCGACCCGCAAGGCGACCGTAGTGGACGCTGATACAGACACTCCGACCGGCCTATTAGCCTCGGATGTCACAATTGCGGATGACGCCGAAGTGGTCGTAGTGTTGGAGGGTGTGGTCTACAAACGCCGCATTTCTCACGCCGCCTCCAAGACCGCAGCCATCATCGCCAAATTACCTCGAATCACATTCTCTAACTCATTCTAAACAGGACTATAAACAATGGCACAAATTAAATCTGTATTTGGTGGCTACAGCGATAAGCTGCAAACCATCGTGGATAACAGCCTGGACAAATTTGCTCCTGTTTGGTATCCCAAGTATTTCACCTTCGGCACCCCTCAGCTCAATCTTACCTATGTAAGTGTGCTGGGCGCTTCCCGGATTGAAGCCGCCGCCTCTATTATCGCCCGTGGCAGCGCAGCCCCGCTTCGCAGTAGGGCCACTTTAGACAAGCTCTCCGGGGAAATCCCCGCGATCGCCGAGAAGTTCAAGATGGACGAAAACGACTACCGCAACTTCTACGCCATCCAGCAACTGCCCTTGGACGAAGCCGCCAAAAAGCAACAACTCTTAGACCTCTTATTTGGGGACGTGCAAAAGGCCGGTAACTCGGTGCATAAAAAACTGGATCAACTGGCCCTGCAGGCCGTTTCCACCGGGCAGATCACCATTGATGTCAACACGAACCCCGATGGTTACGTTTCCAGCGTAGCGGTTGACTTAGGGATGCCTTCCGGCAATAAGTCTAACGCCGCCGTCAATTGGGCTACTTCTGCCACCGCCACCCCGATTACGGACATTCAAACCGTAGTGGAAGCCGCAGAAGCCGTAGGCCTGTCCTTCGCTGAAATTTTGATGTCGAGGGCCGTATGGCTGAAGTTCGCCGCCTGTAAGCAGGTGACCGATTCATTAACCGCCTACAACCAGCTTCAAAAAGGCGCTGCCGTAGCCACGCTGCAAAGGGTCAACGACTATTTGCAGGCGATGCAACTGCCCCCCATCACGATTGTAAACGAGCAGGTGGGCGTGGAAAAAGATGGGGTGACCACCGCTACCAAGCCGTTCTCTCAGACCAACGCGGTCTTTGTTCCGGCAGGCCCGCTGGGTAAGATCCACAACGCCCTGGCGCAGGAGCAATTAACCCCCGTAGCGAATGTTAGCTATGCTACGTTCAATCGGGCACTGATCTCTAAATGGAGCCAAAATGAACCGTTTGGCGAGTACACCAAGGCTGAATTCAACGCCTTCCCAGGCTTTGAAGCCATCAACCAGGTCTACTTGTTAAGCACCACTTTGGCGTACTAATAAACGAGTTCTTTGATGACCAACAAAGAAGCCCTTTTAGCAGTTTTGCAGGATGTTACCGTACCTGATTTGACAGCAGATAAAGTCCTACTTGATGCTAATATAACAGGAACGGACATCTACGTCTCAGGCAGTGCAAAGCAGATAGACCTATGCGCTATTGAACTCTTATATGGCTTGTACACAAGTCCTGATGTAGGTGAAGGCGGTTACTCCGTAAGTCACCCCG